GTTTCATTTATTAATCAATAATAAAACTTCAATTTATGACTAGTTCAGAATTAAGAGACTTAGTAAAAAGTCATTTCAACTTAGTTGAAGCTGAGGTAGCACCCGAAAACACTGTAGAAGAAACATTTGCAACTGAAGAGGTAGCGGCCGTAGAAGAAACTAAAGTAGAAATGTCTGCTGAGTCAACTGAAGAAGTAATTGCTGAAGAATTTGACGCTCGTACTGATGCTGAAGAAGAAGGATACCTTGATGGTATTGCTGATGAAAAAGCTGACATTGCAGAAGATGTTAAAGAAGAAATGATGGATGTTGAATCTATCGTTGAAGCAATCGTTTCAGAAGTAAAAGAAGAAATGAAGAAAATGAAGGAAAAAATGGCTGAGTTAGAGGAAAAAGTAACAGTTGTTATCGATGCTCCAGCAGCAGAAGCAACTATGATGTCTTCTAAACCAGCTCCTAAAGCTAAATTTTCAACATTTAATGTAGAGACTGCAGCAAATGCAGACAGAATCAAAGCCGCAATGGCACAACTTAAAACTAAAAACAAATAATCATGGCATTAGACGTAACCGCACTAAATGACTTCAACAACGAAGTAGCAGGTGAATTAATCGCGAAAATGGTATACGGTGGCTCTACAATGGAGTACGTAACAATTCGTGAAGGCGTGAAATTCCAAGAGCCTATCAATCTTATGGAGGTTGATCTACAAATCCAAACTGGAACTTGTGTATCTACTCCTTCTGGTTCTTTAGACTTTTCACAAAGAAACATCACAGTATGTCCACGTACATCTTTCGACGGAATCTGTTTGAAAGACATGGATCGTACTTATTTAGGAATTTCAGCTCTAGAAAGAGGTTCGTACAACGAAACATTCGCTCTAGCAACTAACTACTCTGAATTGTTAGTTAACCAATTCCAAAAATCAAATGACTCGTTCCTATGGACAGCAGTATCAGGATCATCTCCTTCTGGTTGTTCTTCTGACGGTTTGAAAACAATCATCTCAGGTTCAACTGCTGGTGTAGTAACTGCAGGTACTGGTGATGCAACATTAGCTAACTTGGAAGTAATGCTTGCTGCATTATCTGATGACGTAGCTGATCGTGATGACTTAACATTCTTCATGAGTGTAAGTAAATTCCGTTCATTGATTTCAAACATCCGTACTCAAAACAACTTCTACTTTGATCCAGTAAGTGTTCAAAACAGAGGTGGTATCTTGGAAATTGGTATGCCATTCCAAAATGCTAAAATTGTAGGTACAACTGGTTTGAATGGTTCATCAAGAATCGTATTAGGACCTGCTAAGCAAATTGTTGCTGGTACTGATTTGATGAGCGATTTCTCTGAGTTCCAATTATGGTATGATATCAATTCTGACCAATTGAAACACAGAATCTCAACTAAACTTGGTGTAAACGTAGCTTATCCAGAGTTCTGGGTATCTAACGACGTAGCCTAATAATAACCCTTAATAAAGGAGGGGATGAAATACTCCCCTCCAATATTAATTAAAACCAGAATAATATGTCAACATGTGATATTACATCAGGATTTACGCTCGGCTGTAGAGATAATACAGGCGGTATTGCTAACTTATATATCCTATCTGGTTCCATTACCAGCGTTACAGACGCAAGTGAAGGGTTAATTTCAGGTATTACCGGTTCAGGTGAATTTTTTAAATTCGAGTTGTTCCGTCAAACTTCAGATTTTTCTGAAGCAATTACTTCAACTCCTGAAAACGGAACTGTATTCTATGAGCAAACACTAAATGCAGTGTTCTTTAAGTTACAGTCTTCTACTCGTAACCAAGTTAAAGTATTAGCACAAAATCCAAATTTAAAAATTATTGTTGAAACTAATAACGGAACAGTTGATGGCGTAGGTCGTTACTGGTTATTAGGTGAAGACAGAGGTATGCAGTTACTTTCGGGTACAGCTGCTACTGGTGTTGAATTTGGGTCACTTAATGGCTATTCTTTAACCTTCACAGGACAGGAACCCAATCCCAGCTCAGAGATATCTGGCAGCTTAGCAGATGCACTTAGTGGCATCACGCTTGGATAATAAAATCAATTAGAAATGGT